GTAATATTTCGCATTCGAAGCGTTTCCAGTTCCACCACCATATGATGAAATTTCTCCGGATTTTGTCAATTGATGAACTTCCATTTCACAGAACACACTTTGGCTTTCATCATTACCAAATGCTGCTTGAGATGCAAAGATAGCTCCTCCTGGCGTGACATGCTCAATCCATGCTTCAAAGATGTGACGAATACGATAATCTTCATCATTAATTACTTGAACAGTCCAGTCTTGAAATACACGGTCTGTAGAAGGAACTTTAAATTCACGACCAAGAAAATTGATTGGAACAGCATTTAATGTACTCTCAGGTATTTGAGAACCTTTCATAAAAAATGAAACATCCGAACCACTACCTGCGTCAATAACTTCCGTTATAGAACTACCAAGCGCAGTCTTCAAAGCTTCTGAAAATGTAATATTAGCAAAAAAGAGTGAAGGACGTGCTCCACCACCAGTCATCTTATTTCTAAGTGTTGAAATACTAATTGCCATTTTATCTCCTTTTATACACCAAGGTCATCAAACTCTACAGTTTGACCAACTGCGGTGAAGTTTAATTTAATGAAGTTAATTACATATGTTGGCTTGATATAGATATCAGCCACAAATTTATTTTCTTCAATAAGTTTATTAGTGTTATTTGTTTCATCACAAACCACACGATACTCAGAAAGACCTTGGTCAACACGAACTTGATCGAGATAGCGTTCGGTCAATTTTCTAAAGTCAGCCCTTGTGTAAGGAGTGTTAAATTCAAACAATTTCTTTCTTGCTTCAACAACAATATAATCTTTCAAGCGAATGAAAAGACGTCGAACATTGATTCGGTCAAAAGCACTTGGAATTACCTGAAGTGTTTTATCTCCGTATAGGATAGTTCCTTCACCTTTGAATGTTACTACTGGATTAATTTGATTGAGATATAAATTATCTCGATTTTCTCGAGAAGGACTATAAGAAAGTTTAACTACATTCTTAATTTGACCTCTTTTCATTCCAGCAGGAGAATACCAAGGTGCCTGTTCAATATCAACTCTCGCCATCAAACCAGCAATATCTCCAGATAGAGGCAACCAACGATAAGTATCATTATACGGATCATATTGATACTTAAAGTTTCCATCCATAATAGCATATGAACTAGGTACAATTGCAGACCTCCATTGTATATAGTTATCAGTGATGTCATCAGCATTTGATTTACCTCGGCAAATTGCTCCATATTCACCAGAGACACATACTACACAATCCTTTCTTTCTTCAGCTACTTGAATCATTTTTGAAATGAGCAAATGATAATTTAAAGGATTCATAACATCATAAGTCCAACCAGTCATCATAAAATCTGTTTCATGAGTTTCTTTTGCTCGGAACAAATCAATTGCTTCAATGATGTCAGCATTATCGACTTGAGTTCCATTTGAACCACCAGCAAAGGTAGCAGCACTTAGATTGTTACCAAGAGCATTTAGAACTTTATTATATGTCACAAATGTCGTATCTAAAGCGTTTGCTCCCCAATTATGAGGTTGTGAGGCAAGAGCATGATTTGACCAACGAATCCAATCTGAATTTGTATTGACTCGTCCAACATAATAAGTTGGAACACCGTAGTCATCTTTACCATCTCGAGCAAGTGAAAGGTGTGAATAAGTCTCAAGAATTTCACCTTTATTTCCTGTAATATCACCAAGCTCATCAAGCACTACAATATGCATTTGGTCATTGAAATGTGCTGTATAATCACCATTTACACCACGATTGTAGTTTGATGTTGCTGGTTCACTGGCAAAGAACTGAGAATATTGCCATTCTCTTGACCAGCCGGTTGCGGTGTTTGCTGAATACTCACCAATCAAAACACGTCCGACTGTGAGTTCTCTATCATTATCCACACTCAAAACATTTACTGCTTGTCCAGCAACACTAATTGTATCACCTTTTGAAATTTGCTTTGTAAATGCGGTCTTTACACCATAAATCTTATAGGTATTGTTTGAGAAATAAACTTTACCTAATAGATTGTTT